GTAGTTATTTTTCAGAAAGTTTCAAAGAAATTATATTAAATAGATTTTTACCTTTTACTACAGTATTTATAATAGGAACTATTTTAGTATTTAAATAATCAATTAAATTATTAAATTGAAAATCCAAATCCTCGGCATTTAATAGCATGCCACTATCACGTCTACTTTGGAAATATGCCGCATCTCTTGTAAATTGATCTATACTCATATTACAATCCTAATTTTTGTCTCCATTGAACAGGTATATTTTCTGGTCCTATACAACCATCAGCTAATAATTGCCCTATAGGCCTTGGTGTTTTTATATTGTTCCAATGTCCATTAGGAGAAGACTTCAAACGCTCTCCATTTAAACTATTATTAGCTATACATCTACTAGTGATCGCCCCAGCGGCAATATTTCCAACATTAAAAGCCTTATATCCTTCCGTTGCGCAATATAAATTAGCTGGAATTTTAAAACCAAGCACTATTTTTGTATGGTCAACAGGAGATGCTGCCCCGGGATAATAATTTATATATTTATGACTTGTAATAAAGTTATCAGGCGCAATATTACCTCCCAAAGCAATGTTTGTGTTATTTAAGCCGCATAAATAATTAAGCATTGTTTGACTGAGCACATTAACAGTTATTGCTCCGTTAGATATTTTACTAGTAGATATTGTATTTGCTGCTATTAATTGATTTCTGATAATTGTTCTAATAAACGATCTCTCAAAACTAACTCCAAAATTTTCAGATCTAAGACCCTCTAGCGCAATTTTTTCACTAGTTATTACTCTATTACTAATTGAATCATTCCCTACTATTTTTTTCCAGATAGGAGTATTCTGGACTCTTGCAGTTAAAGCTAGACCAGCAGAAGCAGGAGTTACAGCTCTAAATATCTGATTATTGTCAGTAGCAAGTATTGAACCGGGATTTGCTTGCACAAGTTTATTAAGAGATAATGAGTAATCTGGTATATATTCGGCCTTAGGGAAATCCCATTTAGTAGTACCATCACCAACATTAATAAGGTTTTTATTAGCGTCTACTGGATTATTAGAACCGGGAATTTGACTTGAGATTAATTGATTTAATGTTGGAACTATAAATTTATTAATATAACTGCTAATAGTAACAAATTGTCTATCTAGATCACCAGCTTTTATAAAATCGCCTCTAGCTTGTACCCCGCCAAAATAATTTTTATTAATAATTAAAGGATTTAATGCCATTAATTAGCTCCTCCTGCTAGAAATAGTTTATTAAAAACAAATAAATCATTACTAGTGCCTGATAATTCAATCATTAAAGAGTCGGCAGTAAATCTAACTATTTCATGAGTAAAAGATGTTTCATTTAAAGGATAAGGTTTTAATCCAAAAGGAGAAACATCATACAATACCCCTTGTTTATCTATTGTTAATTCCTCATTAATGCTTTGGGTCTCATCCTGATCGGTAAAAATACGCACTTTTACATTAAGAAGCTCTAGAGTTTTACTATCAATATAAACATCGGTATTTGCCCATGTAGTTTCAAAAAAAGTCCAGTTATAGGCAATAAACCAAGACATATAGCCTTTGCCGTATTCAAGATATGATTGTTTGCCTACTTTGTCAGAATAAACCAGCAATTCCCCTTGTGACATTCCAAGATATAAATTTTGGGTAGTAGAATCATATAAAAGGCTTGAACTTTCTGCAAAGTTCTCGCTAAATACGACCCATGCTCCCTCACTATTTAACTGATAAATAAAACAGCTATATTTTATTCTAAATCCTAAAAACCGCCCATAAGGATATAAAAAGGCTCTCATACTTCTAAAATCCCTATCATTTTCTATAAAGCTAAGCTGGCTATTAATATAATGATCTATAGGAGTTGAAAACTGATAAGATACTTGCAATTGCCTAAAAAGATTAACAGAGCTTAAAGAAACAATCCCATATTTGGACAGGAATATAAGATTATTTGGAACTTCTACAAATAAAGTTTGTTGGATTACTCCTACTGGCAAAGTCTGTTCCCATTTAAAATCTGGTAAAACAATCCCTTGTCCGTCATCATGAGTTGTTGGGTCTTCACCTATCCAAACCTGCGTTGTTTCTCTTCCTAAAAATAAAGTTCTTCCCTCAAACATTGTTATTGCTTCCAGATTATCAGGAACACTTGAGTTATTATTTAAATTAATAAAATCAATTTCATTGGTTTGCGGATTGAACCAATCATAAATACTTTCTGTTTTAACAGTATAATAAGCTCTCATTGCAAGTAAGGGTGATCTGAATTTATCTTTGTATGTTCTACCTCCTGCTACCGCCCATAATCTTTTATGGACAACGGCTAAATAACTAAAGGATGGGCATAGTTTTTTATATAATATTTTCCTGACATTTGCTTGCGGAGCAATATTAACTGTGATTGTCATTACTATCTGATTATTAACTGGAGCAGTATAAGCTATATTGGTAATAGTTACAGCTTTATTCTCGACATCACTAACTAAGGTAAGCCCGTCACCTATATTTATATCAGCTTGCAAAGTAGCAAGATAACTTTGCGGAATTGAAAATGTTAGATTTAAAGCGTTTATAACAATTGGAGTAACATTTGGAATGGGAACCGGAGCTTTTAAAGATACTAAATTAACTCCATCATATACTTTTACTGGATCAACTCCATTAGCAATTAATAATTTGCCTTGAAAATTTACATAAGAGACGATAACAAGAGGGTCTACTTGATCAGTTATAATTTCATAAGCTCCGTTAGCCGCAACTCTAGCAATTAATCCTCTTTCAATATAAACTTGGAAAGGATTAGTAACATTAGCTCTAAGTACTGGGAAATCAAAAACTATTTGTAATTCGGTAGAAGTTACAACGCTAATTTCAGTTTCCACTCCAATTAGCTGTTTAAAATAAATACGTATTCCATCATTAATAGAGTTTCTTAAAAAGGTTCTATATTCTTGTTGAAAATTGGCAAGAACAATTGTTGCTCTACACCACCCAGCTAAATCAGGATGCTGGGCAACTGTGATATTTTGATGAGTTATGCTTGATTGATCAAGATACCTGACATAAACAAGTTTCTCAGATGTTCCATCCTCTTTTAAGAATGGCATCACTGCTATAATTTCTCGCCAATAAGCAGCATCATCAAAAGGAAAACTTGCGGTTAACTCCGTTCCATACCGCAACGCTCCAGTTTTATTATCACTAACTAATATATTCTGAATAAATCGGCCGTAGCTAATATCATCCTTAGTATTGGTATTAATACCCTTAAATGGAAATGGAACTGGTAATGTTTGTGGATGATGATTAAACATTATAAACCATAGTTTTTAAATTTAGCTAATGTTTCTTTATCTTTTTCCCATACATTCCTTATATAAGCCATTTTATCCATAAAGACCTTGTTGCTGAAATAGAAATAATATAAAGCTCCATGAACTAAGAATATATGATATGGAAGAGGATAAACAGGAGTATCAGTCTCAAGGTTATCATCGTTAATTTCTTCTACTAACCTTTTTGGATTAGGAACGTAAAAGGCAGTTAAAAATCTTTTATTTACGTTGTCCGTAGGGTCTATTCTAGTTTGATATTTAATTCCTGAAGTTATATTGGTGTATATCCATTTATCCCGAAAAACATACTCATCAGGTGCAATATTAACTATCGTATGATTCGCCTGTTTCAAAGAAGTACGACCAGCAACCACAGTGTCTAATTTAAATAAATTGTCAGGCGCTTTAAAAGCACCTACATCATTATCACCCCACGTAGTTGGAACATAATTAAGATACGCATATTCAGCCTGAAGTATTGTTTTTAAACCAGAAGACGCTATTTCGTAAAGCTCATCGTTTGCCATATTCAAGTATTGCAAATAGGCAGCACGTTCTTTAGGCGTTAGTTCGCTCTTATCAGTACTTAAGCGATTTGTTAGTTCTATTAATTCAGTTACGTTCATAATGTAAAGTTAATTTTAATTAACTATGAGAACTATAGTATAATTGTATTATTGTGTGTTTATCTCGGAATAGATTAATATTTCTGTCTGGCACTCTAAGAGCAAGACTATCTCCTTGAACAAACACAGAAATACCTGTATCTTCACCTCCAATGCTCGTTTTTGTATAAAAATCAAACATACCTATAAATGATGGGGTCCCCTGATCCACAGTTCCGCCAATATTACTTTCTATCGAATTTGGATTATATATACCAAGTAATACTGCGGCAATAACTGCTTTGGATTTTCTTATACCTAAATTTGAAAGAGATATATAAAAATTATTTACTGGGGCATTAATATTAAATCCATCTGCTGGAAGATCTAGAGCTATTATTTTGCTGATAATTCTATCATTTATAATAGAACTATTAGTTATTTTAGTAGTACAACCTGCTGCTTCTGGTAAGTCATTTGATCCATCTATAGTAGATGGTCTAATGTTTAAAATTCTACCGGGAGCACTTGCAGTAGTACTTAATGTTACAATTTCTTTATTAAGAATAAACATAATATTTGTTTTTTTAAATTGATAAAAAAGATAAAGGAGGGAAAACCTCCTTTATTTATGCTCCGTTATTCACCAGCAGCAGTACTGTAGAATAATTGTACCATCGCAATTTTGCCATTAAACAAAGCGTTATTAGCAACGGGTACTTTTATATATAATGTACTATTTACTACGTGCACTGAAAGAGTTGGTGCTCCAGCAACCCATCCAATAAAGGATGGAGTAGCACCAGCGGCAACTTGTTCAGTAGAAGCTGGGTTATAAACACCAAGAAGCTGAGCAGCAAGTACTGGTCTTGTTCCACTAATACCTAAATTAACAAGAGAAACTTTTATATAATTAAAAGCGTTAGCAGCACCAAGAGTTCCAGCGTTTAGTGTAACAGCAACAAGTTTACTAATTACTTGATCAGTATAAGTTGCTGTGGCTGTAATAGTAGTTACAATATCGTTAGCTGCTGAATCACCAGTTGCTCCAGTAGCAACAACTGGATTTGCATTTGCCACAGCACCAGCACCAGCGGCCACAGGTGCAGTAACGTCGTATTTATTTAATATAAACATAATTAACCTCTTTAAGATATTGTTGTAAATGAGTGAACTACGCCATACTCAACTAAATTGGTATTATTTCCTTTAACACCTCTAGCTTTGGATGGGTATTTAAGCAATTTAAGTCCGCTTATTTCATTGTGAGCAAGACCTTTGTATAAATCGTAGTCTGTAGAACTTCTTAAAGTAAATGTAGGAGTTTGACCCATACCAAAACCAACAGCAGCAGCACCGCAGAAAAGAGAGTAAGCATAAATGTTACCAGCAGCATTGGTAATAAGGAAATTACTAAGTTCTGGAATAACAATAATCATTACACCCTCAATAGTTCCTTTATACATTGAACCATAAAGAATTGATGGTTGATCCTGATTCTCAATTACACCTCTATTCACTTGTGCTTGCCATACTGCATCAGCAGCTAGTTTGTTATAAGTCTCAGGAGCAATGAAAAGCACATAACGCTTATCTTCAAAACCACTATATGTTTTATATTTATAAGGTCTTATAGAAGATTCTTTTACTGTATAAGCAGCGTTAGTAATTGTTAAGCTTTGACCAGTTGATGCTTGGTTAAACAACTGACGTATATGTGATACGTTCATTAGATTAGTAGCGACAGGGAAG